TGCATTCTGCCATATTTTTTTCTGGATCTTTTAGAAATTCATCATATAGATATTTCATATCTCCATTCCAAAACATTATACACGATTGTAGTGTTCTTTGCAATTTATGATCTTTATAAAAATCTCGTATTGCTATAAATTCATATTGTGTAATACTATCAAGTATAGACTTCAAATCACTTACTATTATCGTATCCAAATCTAGATACAATACAGGTCCTTGAATTTTAAAGATTTCCATTTTTGGCCACCACTTCGGCCATTCATGTTCCATTTTAACGTAACCTGGAACTAGTGGATCATCTGAGATGCATACGAATTCTATACCTGGCGCAAACTGCTGACACTGTGAGTGAAGCATCTCTACGTATTTTCTTTTATATGTTTCGCTCGTTCTGAGTACTGTAACGATTTTCATTGATGCTTTCTCCAATAGCAAAAAGGTGGAGCGTAAGTTCCACCTTCTATTTATTATGAAATAGCTTGATTCTATAAAAACGCAACATGTTTTGGCATGTACACAATCAAGTCAAGCTTAATCTTTCCCGAATGTCATTTGCTGTCAATCGTATTCCGTTTTTCAGTGCTAACTGCCATTCTCTGAAGTATTCTATTTTATAGAAATCCAGTAGACTTTCATCAGAGAAGTTTGACATTTTGAATCTGAACATCAAACCCATCCTTGTGTATATCTTCTGGCTGTCACTTGCCAAGGAGCAAGACCTCTTTCTATGCTCTTGAGTCTATTTTCAAGATCAACCAGGTCCGAGGAATCAGCGAGATAAGCTTCTACTCTCTTGTTTTCCATATTTCCACTAAACAGTTTTGGGGATGGCTTATTTTTTGAGGTATCAGCCTTTTCGTGAATAAAATCACGGGCTACATATTCTATGTCTGACCTATCTATACCAATATCATATAATTCCTTATTGGATAGTCTTGATAGCTCATTATAGGTTGCTCTATATGTAGAATGGTTTTTGTAAGCTGCAATAATAGCTTTTAGCATCGCATTTCCTTTGTGTATGATGTGTCTCTGTATTTAGATCATCATACATGAAAATCCGGCTAATAACAATGCCCTATTTTTGCAATCCTGCTATTCGGTTATGTTATAGCTGGATTGCAACATGCTAATTTAATCACACCCACGCAAAATATTGTATATTAGAGGCTCCTTGGTCAACGTCAGCAGTACTGTAGTTATGAAATGTTATGCTCAATGTATTCGTAGCACTAGCCCATGCACTAGCAATTATCAATCCAAAAGGAAAAGCTGTTCCCGTCGTTATCACTATTTTGTGATTGGTTGTTAACCCTGATAGTGTAAATGTCTGAGTGCTAGCAGAGTTCTTGATAACAGACAGCGGATTTATTGATACAGATCCGGTAAGTATGCTTGTAGCAGCAGCAAGATTTGTAGAAGTCGTAGCGGTATTTGCATTTCCTGTAATATTGCCTGACAATACCTTACCTGATTCGAGTGCAATACCTGTACTGTCTACGGTTATTACTTTAGCAAGTGTTGTAGAGTTTAATGGAGTAGTCCACAGCTCAATGGCACCACCGTGATTAGTCAAAGTTTGATTTCCAATTGCCTTGTAAATAATCCGAGTATTTCCAGCGCCTGGGATAGATGTACCGTCATGCGCTGTTCCGCTGATACGCATGATCTCCTCGTCAGCCAATACTGCTGTAGGAGCGGCAACTGTACCGTTAAACCGACGAGCAACAAATGCTGCAAACGCATTTTGACTATCATTGTAAATTCTCGATGGGATGCCAGGAACCGCATACTGACCTGTAACGTGTAACATAACTCCAGTGTTGAGAGGAGATATAAATTCACCAGTTGAACTACCAACAATACCTAAGGCACCTTCTGTACTATCAACTGTTGGTACTAGTATCTTAACTTGTCCGTCCGCCTTAACTGCAAATACTGGTTCACTTTCTAATAATGCGGTAAGTGATCCGTTTGTCGGATGTATGTGAAATTGACCAACTACGTTAACACCACCGGTGCCATTGGATGCAATAACTATATCTTCATCATCATTTATTGATGATAGAACAGCATAGTCGGTATTAGATGTATATGTACCTACTGAGGCTCCAAAATTACCGAACGAGAAATCTAATCCTGTGCTGTCGATAATGATCTGTCCATTGCCGTTAGTTACAACTCCTGGCCCTAGTTTGACTCCGCCAAACCGCGTTTCGGTTGCTACACCGAGTTGAAAAACACCAGATTCGTCCATTTCAAACATTGGACCTGCATTTAGTGATATTTCTCCATTTGCACTAACTGTAAAACCTGGGCCTATTTTTATTCCACCGAGTACTGTTGGCGAAGCAATAGAAAGAGTAACTTCATTATTAGCATTCAGGTAAAGGCCATCACTAGTTTCTATGGTATCAAAGAAGAATTTTTTGGTGGCTTGATTATACGTTAAATATTTGTTTAGTCCAACCGTTGATGAACTAACATCATCCAATCTTGCGAATTTAACTTCTCCGCCGCCACCAATCGAGGCCATCTGTTGTTGAATTCTTTGAAGAAATAGGCCATAGTGGTCATTCATTTCTTTAGTTGTGACAAACTTTTCGCCCTGCTCTCTACGAAGCGGGTCATTCCATCTGCGCGATTCGATTTCCGATGGATCTGGAATTGACGCCTGGTTCAAATATTTTGCAGTCAATTCAGCAATCGACTCTTCTTTTATTTCTTGTTGCTTATATGCCGCTGGAGTGGTATTAGTATTCTCTAGAATTGTCGGCGCAATCAATTGTGGTGCGTCTGTTGGTGATTTATGTGCTTCTGCGATAATTTTTCTTAGTTCTTCTATTGCTTTCATCTTTGCCATCCTTTTATGAATTCGGTCGAAAAGTTTGCCTTGCTAAAACTCAATCTATCAACCAATTTGAGCGCGTTTTTGCCTAAATGATCAGCGACAACAAATCCTTCTTGTCCCGTCACTTCATATCCATCTTTTGTGCGCAGGAAGGTCTTCATCTGACCAACTTCATTGAGCTTGGAAATGATCATCTGTTTGGCGTCTATGATTAGATTGTATAGTGTGAACATTGCCACCAAGTCAGACTTTTTTGTCTGGTCGAAGTATGCCATGGCCTCCGCCTTCTTTGCCCTTGCTGTTTCTTGACCAGCTGGAGATTTCTTTGAAGCAATCTCTTTATCAAAAAAGTCATTCAGTGCTTTGATCAAATCATCTACAAATGTTACCGGATTGCGAATGCGTTCACCTTCGCGAATCTTTGAGTTGATAAAAGCATTGACTCGAATTCGTCTTGTCTCATTATCGGCCAATCCATTCAGGACCGTTGCCGGAAGCTTCTGAAAAATCTTTCCTGCATCCGAAAGCATCTTCGTTATGGTATCCGTCTCATCTTTCGTGAAGGTGGCCTTGCCGGACACATCATCAAAATATGCGTCAACTGACCATACAGAATTTACAGATTTGAGAGTTCCAGCAATCTTCTCTCCAAAACTCGCTGACATTGTTTCAATGTCGTCTCCTCTGTAGACAGTGTGCCATACCACTCCGATTTTGGATCTTTGTATTGTCTTAGCAAGATCGCTTTCTGCTGGTATAGAATAAACAATCGTATTAGGGTGGAAAGTAACATACGATTGACCATCAACGACAATCGTTTTGATATCTTCTGCCGAGTAGAGGAAGTCACCTTGGAGAACCACATTTTTGCTCATACCTAACTTGGGAAACTCAGCCAGGGCGAGTTTCAGTTTCACATTCAGATCACCAGATGTATCAGCATCAACATCAGCTGGAGTCTTATAGATTTTTGGATTCTTATTGAAGATACCCTTCTTTGCGACGAAGAACTTTCCATCAGCTGGGTCGTATCCAGCAAACACAGCGGGTGCTCCATCGAATTTCGTATTCATACTGATTTTGCGAGTTGTATTTCCAGCAAACATGTCGCGGATTGACCGAAGATAGTTGATAACTTGGCGAGTGCCATTTACTCCACCATCAATGATAGCATCTTCGGCATGAACAAGATGTAAGTTCTTTTCTTCTGTAATGAATTGTGTAAATGATAGCATCATTCGATTTCCTTCAACTTATCTCGTATTGCATCAATGATTCGTTTATGCGTTCCAGAAAGTTCCCTATCGTTTTCAAGTTTAGATAGAACGCCTTCCGTCTCTGACCTATATTTACGTCTCCATTCTGGAGTCTTGGCTGTAGCAATATCTTGCACGTTATCTAGTCTGTCAGCGAGTTTGATTACTAGAGCCCAGCTTGACATATTCGCCATCTTCTGGGCAAGATAATCTGTTTTGCCAATTTCTCTGATCTTGTCTTTGTCGCTTGTTAGCTCTTTTACGAGCGAAGCAATCAGACCGCCAAACATTTTCTCTAGATCCTCGTGAGTCGTGTCGGTGTCTTCAATCGTGTCATGTAGGAATGCAGCGCTGATTAGAGCATCCAAGTTCTTAGACTTTTTGAACTTTCTAACAAAATCAGCTACTCTCTCGGGGTGCTTTACATAAGGCGACCCATCAGAACGAAACTGACCTTCGTGAGCCTTTACAGCATAGTGCAAAGCAGACGCTGAGTCTTCCTTGATGAAATGGGAGAATGATAGCATCGTCATACCTTCTTGATTGATCCGTCGTGCTTTACGTGATAGGCCTCGAACGACACGCCTGGATAGTGCTTCTGTAGTGCCTTGAACATGGTGATATTTGACATAGCATCATCAAAGAATCGGACACGCTCAAACTTACCACTTCTAAGATATTTATGAAAGACAAATCGCTTGTTTTTTGCAGACGAACCCAAATTTAGGTTGCCTGCTCTCTCCACATATACATTATCAATGTCTATTCCATAGCGACGGAATGTATTCAGGAATATTTCCTTGTCGTCAAAGTTTGCCCGTGCTGTCACAATGATTACTTTCGACCCTGCATTGACGGCATTCTTGATGATTGCCTTCGCTTTGCTGATCATCGCCCAGATAGGAATGGATGTGTCATTGAAAATTTTTGCGTTACGAAACTCTCCATAGTCATACGACTCACCGGGCTCAAGCTTGTATTCATTGTATTCTTGGTTGGTAAGTTTACGAATAGTTTTGCCATCTTTTTTGATGTGGATGAGAGCTTGTGTCTGAAATAGAGTTTCATCAATATCAAATATGGTAAGACCCATCCCGCGAGTCTGTTCTTCTAGATATTGTTTGAATGATATCATATGACTAACACATTCTGGTTGATTCGAGATTTTCCAACAGCAAGCACACGAATGCCTGGATATATTTTTGAACCTTTGCGAGAAGAGTCGTTACGAATGAGAAAATATACAGATTGTTTGCCTTTTTCAACTTCTGCAACTGTTCTGTAAATTTCGGATACTTTTACTATAATGGTTTCTCCAGATTCATCAATACTAAAATCTGAGGATGAATAAGTTTTGTAAAGAACAGCGCCATTATCTCTTATTATGTCGGAACCAAATACTACATCATTCGTCTCTTGTATAGTTGCTTTTACTGCTATGTTGGGAATTATTTTCTTTATTGACGCTCCTTCAAGTTTTGCTTTTCCGAGATTTACTTGATCGTCAATTATTTTCTTTGCTTTTATGGAATAGTATGAATCGGCAGATTCCCACATTTCAGCGTTATCTTTTTTGAGTGATACTGGTATAGATGTTCCGCCCATCGTTATGAGGTTTACGTCTGACTTTTTTCTTCCAGAGGTATCTCTTCCGACTTCTTTGACTTGCTTTACATTTTCAACTCGAAATATCTTGCCGCCACCAACGAACTCTACATGAAGCGGCCCGTCACGAAGCAGTGTATTCAACTGCGATATAAGGGTATCTTCATTGTCAAGACCAGCAGAACGCTTTCCTTGTTTAGAAAGAGGGGCAGCACCTATCGAATATTTTCCGACAACGACTGCCCCTACAGAAGAACTTCCTTTGTTTGGCTCGTATTTTGCCCCAATAGATGAGAATAGACTTTCTATTTGTCTGAGAAGATCTATACGATTCACCCCGTCTACTAAAACCTGAAAGAATGTTCTAGATTTATCTTTGAAATTGTTATGACCTAGAACTTGTGTAATCTTATCTTTCAAGTCTTCAGCTTGTAGTGACGATGTTTCTTCAAGAAACTTGGCGAAGCTTTTTATAGCCATGTTTACCTCATGTTTTTGCTAGTATTTATGCAAACATGCGCTTTGCAACAAAGTCTGGCGTCCACCCATTGAAGCCTGACCCAAGATTCATTTTTCGGCAAACAACACGGGCCTCTTTTTCATCAGCCTTTGCGATTTCAATCACAACATCGCTTTCTTTTTCGAAGATGTCATAAAGGTTCTTCTCATTTTTGATCACACTGTAGCTCATTATTTTAGTCCTTCTGCTGAAAAAGATTTCTTGCCATTCTTGGCGAACTTGTTGAAGTCTGGTTTACTAGCTGACTTGTTGTCAGCTGGCGATTCGTTATGAACATTTCCTTGGGCGTGTTCTTCTACATCATACAACTTCATCTTCGATCTGTCAATGCCTACTACGAATCTTCTGTAGTAACTTAGGTCATTCCAACGATTTTTCAACTGCTTGATCATGATTTGCCCCATCCCTTCTAGTTCTTCTGTTGAGATCAGCGCAAACATGGCATCCACCGTCTGTGGTAGACCAATCGATTCGGATGTGTTGGTCAAATCCATGTCTCCGTTTCCGTACCCCTCTCTGTTAGCTTGTGTGGCGGATACGATAGGAACATTGAATTCCATTGCTAGACCGCGAATTTCTTCTGCAATAGATTTCACCAGAACATAGGTGTTGACCGATGCAGCACCCTTTACACGAGATGAAGCACAGATGTTGAGATAGTCAATAAAGATGATGTCAGGAATGAAGTTCTTCTTGAGCCGAAGTTCATTTAGCAGATGCCTAAAATGTCCAGCATGAGCTGTTCCAGTTGGATATTCCTTGATCACAAACTTGCCGGGGGTCTTTTCTTTGATTCGGTCAATTCGTTTTTGAAATGTATCTCTGGGCATAAGCTTGAGTTCATCGATTGTCACATTCAGCAAATTTGCGTCAATGCGTTCAGCAATACGCTCTTCTGCCATTTCAGCAGTAATGTAAAGTGCATTTTTACCATACATGAATGCAGCTGCAGCCATATGGCACATAACAAGAGATTTTCCGACCCCGGTGCTTGCAAGAAAAACCGTAAGCGACTTTTTCGGTAGACCACCCTTTGTGATTTTGTTGAACATGTCAATATCAAATGGGAGACGCTCTTCCTTGCGGTGATAGAATTCATACCGACTTTCAAAGTCATCTAGATAATCATGACCAATATGAGTGTCAAAGCTGATACCAAGTGAGTCTGAAAGCAGTTTAGGTATAGATCCCTTATCAAACTCTTTATCTTTCCCATCAATAATCATGATGGCTTTACGGACCGAATTTATTAGATCACGGTCTTGGCAGAATTTTTCCGTCTCAGCGATAAGCCATTCCTGATTCGTGTCTTTGTCAATTTTTAGTTCATCCACTGTACGGATGACCTCTTTGAACATATCTTCATTCAAGTCTTTGCGATTATCTAGCATGATTTTGATCGCTTCGACCGATGGCGGTTCTTTATATTGGTCTACATACTCAGAGAATGACGAAAATATCTTCTTGCTCGTTACATCATCGAAATAGCTTTCCCGCATGTATGGAATGACTTTGCGGGAAAATTCTTCATTGTAAATTAGGTTCGCGAGTATGGTTTGTTCTAACATGTAATTCCTCAAAAACTGAATGAAAAGGGGCAAGATGTTATCCTGCCCCTGAACTTATTGGTGTTAGTGTAACTCAATCACTCATCGATGTCAAGTTCTTCGTCATCAATATCAGTTGCGTTTATTTCTCCAGCAGACAACTTGTACTTTTTTTCCACAAAGTCTTTGAAGGATTTGCTCGCAATGAGTTTTTCAAAGAAGTCATCGTTTTGTTGAACCTCCGCCTCGCGATAGCTCTTCTCAGAGACTTCGCCGGTTTCTGGGTCAATAAGTTGATACCACCCAACCTTAGGCTTGATGATGTGACCCGCTTCAGACGCTAGCTCAAACAGCGCGGACCACTTCTGAATGCCAGTTCCATATAGAACAGTGAACGGAAGCTTTGACTTCTCTCTTACATAGCGAGACTTTTCGATGTTGATTGTGAATTTCCATCCAGCTAGAGTGTCGTCTTTTGCCTTCTCTTGCGCTTTTGTGATGATGAAGACCTGGTTTGCGGAATACATGATTCCAGTACCCCCAGACACGATAGCTTTTGGATATAGACCCATTTCCATGTAAACATGATTGATTGCGACACATGGAATGTTTTTTGCGGTCAGGTATGGAGTAACAATGCGGAATAATGACTTCAAACTCTTTGCACGAGACATATCGGCAACCGACTTTTCGTTCATTGCATCTTCAACCTCTTTCTTTGAAGCAAGGTTGCCGATGGAGTCAATCATGATAAAGACCTTATCTTTGTCCGTTATCTCTTCCAGTTTCTTGCTTAGGTCGAACTTCAAGTCTTCGACATTCATGATTGGAATGTGAAGAACGCGGTCTGTGTCAATATCAAAGCTTGCGATGTACTCTGGCGTGATACCAAATTCCGAGTCATATAGAATTGCAATGCCGTTTTTGTGCTTTTTCAAGTATGCCTTCATGCAGTAAAGAGCAGTCATCGTTTTGAATGTCTTAGATGCACCTGCGAGAACAGTAAGACCAGGTGATAGTCCACCGTCTAATGAGCCACTGAAAGCAATGTTCATGATAGGAAGTTCTGTAGGAACGGCTTCCTTTGCGTTGAAGAAGGCTGAGTTTGTTAGGATAGAGGAAGACTTGTTTGATCCTTTTGTTCCTGTATTCATCATTTTTTCAAGCAAACTGCTCATTTATGTTTTCCTTCTGATATTTGTTTCAATTTTTTCTTGAATTGCTCTATCTTCTCTACACGGTTGGGCCAGATAATGGTTGACTTCTCTGGATTTTTACATAGGTTATCTAGAAATGGAAGAATTGAGCTATACAGAAGATCCACACGGTTTTGCAGGTCTTCCACTTGTTCTATTGTTGATGTATATTCGGTTTGAAGCTTATTTGAGGCTTCCTTGACTTCTTCGTAGCTTTCGTCAACAAATGAGAAGCCGAAGTCAAACTCTTCAATTGAGTCTGGTTTCTTGTTCATGAATTTTCCGAGAAAAAAGAGGGGTCGAAAGACCCCTCAGTTTCTTTTAGCCGTTGGCCAACGAACGGAAGAATTCGAGGTCATCGTCATCTTCTGCCACTGGAGCAGAGATTGCAGCAGCGGACTTTTGTACTGGTGCTGTTTTCTCTTTGGCGAGTTTACTCATGTCAAGTTCTTCATCAATCATCTCATCCGCCGTGGTAGATGGCCGAGAAGATGCGTTACCAGTCACGCCCATGGTCTTGTGAAGGCGAGCTTCCAGATCCTCATATGACTTGAAGTTCTTTGCATCATGTAGTACCTTGAGAGAATGAAGTTGACCGTACACCTCTTCAAGTTTTTCTTCATTTCCATCAAATAGCGGGGATGAAGAATCAAACTCGCTCTTGTCATAGTTTGGATAGCCTTCCACTTCGCGGATTTTGAGACGGAAGTTTGCGCCTGCCCAGAAGTCAAATGGGTTGACTGGCGATTCATCCTCGAATTGTGGATTCATCATATCGTTCAACTTATCAAAGACTTTCTTGCCGTATGCGAAAAGAAAGACTTTGCCATCGTTATCTGGATTAGCTGGGTCTTTGATAACTAGAATGTTGGAATGATATTTCAGACGGCGCTTCTGTTTGCGAGCCTGCTCCTTGTCCTTCTCATTGCCCGAATTCCAGAGCTGTGAGTTGTACTTGGACACGGGATCTTCTTGCTTGAGAGTCGTCAGAGACTTTTCGATGTACCATCCACCTGGTCCCTTGAAGGCATGATCCCATACTGGAATGAATGGAAGGTCTTCGCCTTCAGCCGCAGGAAGAAATCGAATGATTGCGAATCCGTTACCAGCTGCATCGCGGGTCAAATTCCAATACTTCTCTTTTTCGGGATCGGCATAACCTTTAGAGGTCATTTTTTCCAGTTGCTGTGACAGTGCTTCAAGCGACTTGGAACGGTTCTTTTTGAGTTCTGCAAAAGACATTGGTATCTCCTTAGTATTGCGTTGTATGATTTTATATTACGATTTTTATATAACAGTTGTGTGAGATGCCAATAGCAATCTCAAGACTATTTATATTGACTTGGTTGGTAGTTTATCAGAAAAATCTGTCTTTGATGACTTTTTTTATTTTTTCTGTGGAGTAGACAATGAACGGGTTGTACTTGTCTATTCTTTTCATTATATCAGGAAACATCACATTGTCAACAACTGATTTTGCCCAATACTCTTGACTGTTTGTCAGCTTCGTGAGTATTGCTGTTGTTTCCACCGAGATTTCCCGTCTTAGATATAGGTCAATGAGAAGTGGGTATCTGCCCTTGTCGGAAACAAAGTTGGTCTTGAAATCATCATTCAACTTTCCGAGGTTGTCCTGAACATGCGAAGTAATTGCATCATTTCGCTTTTTCCATGCAAGATAAATGCTATTCGCACTTTCTTCCATTAGGTCGCCAACCCATAACTTTGGATTGTCAATCATATTTGATAGTATTAGGTTTTTGTAATCTTTCTTCTTTGATAGCTTCTGAAAACTATAAGCATCTTTTCGAGAATAGAAGGTATCTGGAGAAACACTAACTTTTCCGTTGTACTTGAAATAATCGTATGTTGAAGTAAAGTGCCTCTTTATGGCCATATATTCTTGATATGCGGCTATTCCATTCTCATTCAAAAAACTCGACTCTGATATCATGCTTGTTATCTTTCAACATCCTCTTGCCTTTTGCTTCGGCTCTTATTTTCTCTTTTATTACTGATGATTTCTTTACTATCTCAGCTACAGTCTCTATTTCAAGATCGCGTTCTTTTGCATATTCCACAAGAGCATCTATATATGATGAGCCAAGAGATAGTTTTTTCTCAATGGCCTTGTGTATTTTTTCTGGCGTCTCTAGTTCAACCATTTAGGGTTTTTACCTCTGATAGCCATGCGTTTGCAACGCCCTCGACAAAGTTCAAATCTCTTTTTTTGAAGATGTCTTCATGCTTGTAACTATGATTTATGTAATACTTGATTGATAGGCCTTCTGGTCCTTGTAGAATGACTGCTTCCATTCTATTGCCTACAGCGTTTTCTCTTACTAGAGACTTGATAACGGTCATGCAGATAACTCCCTCTTTCCAGTAGCCCATTCCATAGCCATTTTTTCGACAATCTCAATAGGAACCATCTCAAATAATTCCGTAAAGAATCTTTTACCGCTTTTGTCTTTATATTGCACTTCATGCTTTTGATCATCCATGAAGTACACACTCGCTACTGCGCCATTAGAATCTTCAATCTGTACATATGGTGTAATAGTGTCATTCATATTTCATTCTCCTTTATTTTACCATAAACCCCAATCGGGGTATATCTAGAAATCCATCAGCATCATCGTATGAATTTATATAAGTATATCCCATTCCTGTATACTTGTCAATCAAATATTCTTCGTCTTTCCATATTGGCACAAGTATGTCATAGTCTGGATCTGGTGAAGTTCGTAGATGAACTTCTATTGGTTTGTCGCCAATGAACTCCACATTGATTGCGCCAACACTAGAAATTTCGTGAAAAAATATATCTATGTCAGGAAGGAATGTTGACCTCTCCCATCTATGAAACTTGGATAAATTCTCATCATCTTTGATGCCCTCCCAAGATGACACCGGATTCCACCACCAGTCAAACCATTTATATGTGACCGAATATTGAGTTCCTTCAAACCATTCACACCAGAAATAGCCCAATGGAACAGAGATATCATCTCCAGCTTCTATCCATATTTTCTTTGCACCAACTCCCATCCCCGACAGATTTATCATAGGCCGAACAATATACCAGCCCGAAACTGTTGGTGCTATACTCGCAGGACCGCAGTCATACCCCAGCTTTTCGGAAACCCAAAGCTTGTTATACCAATGTGTATACTGTGGGTATTTGCGGTAGGCTTCCTGATCGTTCATTCAGACCTCTGGAAATAGACAGCTATTCACGAAATTGTCAACATCGTCTTCATTTAGCCCAAGAGACTTCATTGTTCTTGGTGTATGTGGATTTTGCTTCTGATGAAACGCATATCGATTATGGGAATCTCTTGCTGGGAAATCTGGACCAATATCCATATCGTTAAAATACCATCTTGTTGTCTCTCTGACGACATTCAAAAGTGCAGTTAGCTCATTGGATGACTGAATGTTTCCCGCTGCTATCATGTTTTTGGAGAATATCGCTTTTGCCCAATCGGGGAGTTGTCTTTCTTTAGACAACTCCATACTACTGACTTCTCTTTTAAAGAAGTCAAGCGCAATATGTGACTGGTCAACGACAGAAAAGTCATGGAATGCGCCAGTGACTTTATTTTTTCCAGAAATGACGTCAAATCCGTAGATTGGTGCTCCAGAGCGCAAAGATGGAAAAGCGCAGATGTGCATCATCCACAATTTTTTATCCTCTCTAGCATCAACCACATCTAAGTGGATTCTCCTAAACTTATCTGATCGCCAGGTTAAATTTGCCCACCCACTATAGTTGAACTTTTCTAGACCATCTTCTAAATATCGTTCGAATTTACTATCGAAGTGTTCTACGACTTCGTGTTGAAAATCAATTAGTTGATTCCATATCAAGTGATATCTCCAATTCTTCCATGAAAAACTTTATCATATCAAAACACTTTCTTGCTTCTTCTGTTAGCCCATCGTGAAGTTTTTCTCTAACTGCAGTCTTTAGTTCACTCACATCTCTGTCAAATTGATAATGATGACCAGAACCGGCTGGAATTAGTTTTTTGAGAATTTGTCCGCCAGACAAATCGCCCATGTGTCTTACATAAACATGAGCAAGGAGTTTATCCTTGTCTCCCGATATTTGATTCATGTAATTGATATAGTCGCCAGTCGATTTGAGATGAAATGGAATTTTGAAACCAAATTCTGTTTCTAGCTCTTGTAAATCCTTGCTAATTGCAATTGATCGTTTGATACTCTCAATACCGTCTAGTACTCCTGCTTTCTCGGCATGGAATTCTAGCATATCATACATGAGAAGTTGATTTGATAGATATACATAATATTGGTGCGGCGTTAGTTCTCTTTTCAACATTTTCTTTACAAAAAGAGACCGTTCCGCATTTTTATGTTGTTCGTGGGTGAGTTCTTTTAGATTATCCATTATTATATTCTCTACACCTAGGGCTATTGTAAAAAGAGAGGGAATTTCCCTCTCTTTTATTTATGCGATATTACTTTAGATTACTTACCATTTCCTGTGTGGCTTTCAATTCTGGGTCACTAACAAGACCATATTCTGCTAACGGACCATCTGGACCTGCTATTTCATCACTTACAAAAAACTCTACATATTCACGCAACCCTGGAATGGTGTTCAAATGTGCGTTTTTCAGATAGAAGTAAAGTGGACGACTGATAGGATAATCACCGCTTGCAATAGTTTCTACAGATGGAGTAACGCCATTGATGTCTGCTGCGTATAGTTTGTCTTGATTATTCATCCAGAACGACAATCCAAATACGCCAAGCGCGTGCTTGTCTTGGTCTAGACGACTAAGCGTTTCGGTGTAATCTCCATCAATATCAATACTAACACTGTCAGTTCGAACTTCCATGCAGGCTGCCTCAGCCAGTTTCTTATCATCGGCGTTTTGCTTTAAGAAGAGATCATACGACCCTACTGCTTTACATCCTTCAAGCATAACTTTGGTTTCAAACACTTCGCGTGTACCGTGCTTAGTACCTGGAATGAACACCTTAATTGCTTCGTTTGGCAAAGTTGGGTCCACGTCTGACCAAGTCTTTGCATCACTATGAACACTGAGTGCTACATAAATGTGCTGTGGTGTTAGGTTAGCAAAACCTGTATTTTCTAAATTAGTAGCAAATACAATACCGTCATAGCCAATACGAACTTCGGTAACTTTTCCTACTGCAGTTTCGCAGGCTGCCCATTCTTCTTCTTTCATCTTAGACGAACTGTTTGCAATGTCAACCGTATTTTCGCCAACACCTTCACATAGTTTCTTGCGTCCGGCTCCAGAGCCACCACCCTCAACAACAGGACTAGGAAATTCAAAGTTTTCTCCAAATGCTTCGGCAACAATGGTTGCATAAGGTAGAACAGTTGATGAACCTGTTACTTGAATATTGTCTCTTGCAAATGCACTAGACGCTGCTATAATTAATGCCGCACTTAGCATTACTGTTTTCATTCAATATCTCCATATTAAGAGGCCTGCATTTTGCTTCCTCATGAAACTATTATACACTCTCAATGTAACAAGTGTATGACATTAGTGTTATACTTTTGTGAAAATTTGTTTGTGGAAAGCGGGCCCGTTCTGTTACCAGGTGGAACCCATACCCTTACTGCTGATTAGGCAGCGATTGCCATTGCTGGCGCATAGTTGCTGTTTGCATCTATAATTTTCTTCGCGGTAACGGCGCTTAGATCCCGGTAGCTCCATCCTGCCTAGTCCGCCTGTCGATCCTATTTTACCA